AAGTATCGCACCAATATTCCCTTTTGTAGTTAATTTATAATTTGGATGGGTTGATTTGTCGTCTTCAGCTTTATATTCATTTATTATAAAACCGTTATTTACAAGTGATCTTATTTGCCCTTCAATCTCTTTTTCAAAATAATTATCCGTATCGATGATAGAATTGTTTATTTTCATTGAAATTGTTTCTGCTTTCTTTAAATCTACGATCATTTTCATATCGGTTGATAAATTGTGTTCTCCCCATTTTTTTACATTTTTTTTGTATTTTTTTATAACAGATTGAGGGACTTGTCTGGTGTATATATTCGACGCTGAATCCATATAATTATAATAGGCTTCGGCGGCGTTATACGATGTGATAAATTCATATTCCTCCATTTTTTGTTTCATTTTATTATAATCCTCAATTGCGTCGATTTGCTGTGTTTTGAGATAAGATTGGCGTTTGGATGTTTCATTATACATCATACTATTTTTTAAGTATTCATTTAGGTTTGAATTATCAGTCGTATGCATATAACGGAGAACCATTGTGGGAGAGATGGATATTTTAGATTGTATTTCCTGAGAATTCCCGGTTACAATATGTCGGTACTTATCAACATCTATGAAATTTCTATTTACGAAGAAATTGTTCATATGAAACACATGTCCTACTGTATCTATTCCTCTTCTACCAGCTCTTCCTGCCATTTGGGTGTATTCGTGTGGAAATAAACACCTGTACCCGTTGTTTGTGAATTTTTTCAAACATGTAAATACAACACTTCTAGTAGGCATATTAATACCGACAGCAAAGGTTTCCGTGGCAAACAATAATCGGATATATCCCATTTTAAATAATATCTCGATCATTTCCCGGAATATTGGAGTGACGCCAGAATGATGGACGGCAATTCCTTTTTCAAGCATTTTAACCAGTGTAATGTATTCCTTTAAGTTAACATATTCTTTCCAATTGGGTATTTTATTAATCAAAATGGTTTTACATTCTTTTCGTATCAATTCTGCTTTATTTGCGTTCTCTTCAAATAATGGGATAGTTATTTTTTTGGCATATTCATAGCACTGTTTCCTTGAAAATACAAATACAATACCGGGGAGGAGATCATTATTTTTTAGGTATTTTACCATGTTATTCATAATAAAATATTTATTGGAGTTTACCTTTTTATATTGAAACAGAGCTGTATCCATTTTTTTAATATGATGGATTGCGCTGTCATTAAACACACCTTCCTTTTTTAAGACAATAGGTTTGTTTATACTGTCCTCTATTAATTGTAGTGTTTTATCTGATATTTTCTTTTTTGCATTTTCCGGTATGGTATAATACAGATTATGGATTAAAGGGACAACACGTTTGGCATTACTACATAGATATACTTCTTTTTCATTTGATTTATTAAGTAGCATACATAATTTTTCTGGGTTTTGTATTGTTGCCGATAAACCAACTATTTGACAACTGTGAGGCAATAACATAATGGATTCTTCCCATACATGTCCTCTATCTACGTCGTTAATATAATGGATTTCGTCGTAAATTACACAAGCGAGGTCATTTTTTATATCCATTTCAAAGTCGAGGGGCGAGTAACTATTTTTATCATCTTTATTTTCTTGTTGATTCATTTGAAATAGGTTGTTTTTAAGAATTTCGGTAGTCATAATTAACACATCCGCGTCTGGATTGTATTTAATATCGCCAGTTAAAATACCAAATGATATGTTGCTGTACTTATTTTGAAAATCGTTGAATTTTTCATTGCTTAACGCCTTTAACGGAGAACAATAAATAACTTTTTTACCATTTTTTACAAAATGTTGGATAGCGTTTTCTGCGGGCAGTGTTTTTCCACTTCCTGTATGAGCTGTTATCAATACATTCTTATCTTCCTTGATTCCTTTTATGGCCCATTTTTGAAAATCAGATAATTCAAATGGGTACGATGAAAATACTCCATCATAGCTACTGTCGTTAAATGTATCTACACAATTCTTAATCATTTTATTAATACTATTAATAAAATGGTTTTAATTACATTTCAATTTTATTGGTAAAAAAAATTTAATTTTAATTTTTTAGTTATAAAATTAATTATTTTGTTATTATGTTTTCTTTCAATTAAAGAACCAATGTATTTAATATCAAATAAAAATATATATTTATGACTTAGCATTCTAATTATTTTGTCTATGGTTGTAATTTTTCTTGGTGACCCTGTTTTTTTTAACCATTTTCCATTTAATTTATTTAATTTTTTTACATCGTATTTATGTGCTATTTTGTATTGTTTGCAATATCGTTCAGTAGTATCAGATAATGCCGATGCGTGGACTAAATCCGCATCAAATAATATACACTGTCCTATATTACCGTATATAGTATATGGTTGGGGAATTGTATATGATATATTATGTGATTTTTTACATAATGACAAGTGATTTCCTTTGTAAAAATAAATGATTAATGTATATGATGGGTAAGTAAGATTATTGAATGATTTTGAACTGGTTACATCCCTATGAAATGTATATATACTTGTATCTTTTATTTCATATGAATAATTTAAAAATACATAGTTGTGTGGTAATAATTTTAATATCTTTTTTTCGATAATTGGGTGTATTTTACTGTAATTATATTGTATATTTGTATCTTCATCGTTTAGATTTAACACATGTATATCATCATCATATATGTTTAATTTTTCTGACCGGGTGTGTTTTTTTTCCTGTAAATAATGTGGAAAAAGAAATAAATTAAAAAGTAGAAATATAATAATTGTATTCTTATTAAAATTCATTATATAGGTGTTGTATAAGTGTTTAATATTATTTCGCAAACATATATGGGCGATTGCGTTTATTCAATGTTTCGCCGCTTATAATAAGCAATACTAATAATATATAAATTGCAAATATGCACAATGGAAAGTAGAATATATTCATGGTTTGATGTTATGTAAAACAATAAATAATTTTTTTTCAATTTTATATATTTAAAAAATTAATATAAAGGGTTCTCCATAAATAGTTTATAATGTCAAGTGTAACTCAAGCACAAGGTAATGATTTCGACAAAACGCATGTTTATGTCGGTAGGGTGAAATGGTTTAATTCCAAAACGGGGTATGGTTTTATCACATCGTGTGATGATAAAAATAAGGACGAAGATGTATTCGTTCATCATAGTGGTGTCGCTGTAAATGAAGAACAGTATAAGTATTTGGTTCAGGGAGAATATGTAGAATTTAGATTGTCCGAAACGAATTCAAATAGTAAATATCCGTACCAAGCGTCGAGTGTTACTGGAATGTGGGGTGGAAAATTGATGTGTGAAACTAGAAACGAAATGCCTGTTCGTACTAGAGGCCAACGCAATCAAAAGTCCCAAAAATATACCGCAAAACCAGCATCTGCCGAACAATAATTCTCATAAGTTAAATTATTATATTATTTAAATTGATTTAAATAAAATAATATATAGTAGCTATAAATGGATACTAACGAATGCCACATAAAAGAGCAAACTAAAAAAGTTATTGATACAAAAGAAGAATTTTTACAGGTATTGTCACAATTGAATGGATTGAAATCATTATGTTCTTCTGTAATAAATCAGGTTAAGGGTTTGGAAAAGAATGTCAAAAAGCAGATGAAACAATATGAGCGTGAGATCAAAAAAAATCTTAAAATGAAAAAGAACAAAAAAGCCTCAGGGTTTGCGGTTCCTACCAATGTATCGGATAAACTAAGTAATTTTATGGGATTGAGTGTCGGTCAACAAATAGCAAGGACAGAAGTAACAAAATATATTATACAATATATTAAATCAAACAATTTGCAAAATCCGACGAACAACCAGTGTATATTACCAGATAATAAGCTGAAAACATTATTTGATTATAATGATGGGGAAGAGATAACATATTTTAATATTCAAAAACACATGAATAAACATTTTATAAAATAGATATAAAATGTAAATATTAATTTTTATTTTTTTTACTTGGCATATAATCTCTTATGTTTTTTTCAATATTAATTAGTGTTGGTTTACAATCATAATAAGTACCAACATATATTCCTGATGCAAATCCCAATAAAAATCGCCACATTATATAATATAATATTACTTTATATTATATAATGTTTCTCGACCATGAAAATTTGAAATATAAGTATAATGAAAAAATTTTTGGCCTAATAGTTGCCTACATTGTTGCTCTGTCGATTATAACCGGATTATACATTTCTGGTGCAAGTAAATCTATAATAATAACAGCAATTATCGCATTTATGATAAGTGACCCATTGTCACATTTATATGCTTTTTACATATCCAAAAAAATGAGCCATCTGGATTGGAATGCGTTTCTTTTACAGGTTTTAATTCATGCGTCCATTATTTTATTTTTTATATTTTCTAAATCATTAAAAACGGCGCTGACACTTAGTTATATTTCTTTTATAGCATGCTCTTTGTTTGTGTTGGGATATTATGAATTTTCCAATTATCAAAGTATTGTTATAATGGGTGGACTTGGGTTGGTAGTAGGGTTTGTATTATTAATGGAGAGGTTATCTAATTTATTATTAAAAAAGTTTAAATATTTATAGACAATATATAGCATGAAAATTCAAATATTGTCTGACATACACCTGGAATATTATGATTATTATCCAGGTCTACAATATTTTTTAAAACCATCTGCTAAAATACTAATTTTAGCAGGTGATATTTGTTATTATAAACACGAATTTTTTTTAAAATTTTTTAAAGAGGCTTCTTTTTTCTTTAAATATGTTTTATTTGTTCCTGGTAATCACGAATATTATACGTCCACCTTTATTGATACTGATTTTGAAAGTTTTGAGAGGGCTGATTATGAGATGAAAGATATATTATGTAATCTACAAAATGTTATTTTTTTACAGGAAAACACATTTACCATCGGTAATATAAATTTTATCGGTGCAACCCTTTGGAATGATTCAAAAATGACATATAATCAACTTAAAAAATTAAATTATACTCAAAATGATAATTTTGTTCTATATAGAAATAAAGTTATGCCTGACCCTACAAAAACGGATGTGATAAATAAAAGACATTATAATTGGTTATCAACGCAACTTAATTTACATAAAAATTATTATAATATAGTAATCACACATTTCCTGCCGTCTAAAAATTGTATTGATAAACATTTTCAACAATATGATGATAATCATTTTTTTTATACAAATTGTGAAAAATTGTTTCCAAAGGTAAATACATGGATTTACGGTCATACTCATATTGGATCTAAAAAGTATTTAAAAAATACATTATTGATATCAAATCCACATGGACTTCCAATTGAGAAAAACAAGTATCCTGGTTATAGATTTAGTAAGGAATGTATAATGGTTGTTCCGATAACATCTCCCAAATTATAAATTGAATGAATATATAATAAAAATAATTGATTTATTGTATATAATGTCATCTACTAAAAAATATTTAGATTTGCTCGACGAAGAGGAAGAATTAAATAGAAAATTATTTGGTTTGAAAATAAGAAAGGTGGAATTATCAAAAAAAGTTTGGAAAGAATGTAACCATGAATGGGAGAGATGTTCGGATTATGACGATCTATGTAAAAAAATATGTAAAAAATGTACCTTATATTACAACCATTATTTGTACGAATAATTATATAACCTCTATTTTATTAAATTGTCCTCCACCCAATCCATTTTTTTGCATTAGTTTGAATTTATCGAGCTTATCATTAATAGGGCAATTATGTCTACTTTGATTACGATGAATGCCACAGAAACGTTTGTTACATTTACATGTTACTGTAGATATCGTTAATTTTTTATTACATCCTTCAAACGAACATCTGTTCTTCTTTTTTTTCTTCTTCTTCTTTAATATTGTTGTATTCATGGATACGTCGTTACTAGGCATTGGTTTGTTAGAGTCCATTGTATAAATAATAATGTTTATTTATTAGGACTTTTATTTTGTCAATTTTAACATCACTTCCTCGATAAAATATTAATAAAATTGAACCCATTATAATATAAATAAATAGTTGTATAAACCAAATTTACAAACAACAAATGGATTCACAAGATACTCCCTCGTGCCCGGCATGTTATACCGAATTGAATATGAGTAATGTGGTAACTATGCGATGCAATCACCAAATGTGTAATGTATGTTATTATAAATGGACGGATAATGCTGGTAAAAATACTTGTCCGTGTTGTAGAGATGAGATAAATAAAACAAATCGGTATAAGACTTTGTTAGAAGTTAGGACCATATTAAATGAAGAGATTGATGAATTGCATGCTGATATAGAATATTATAATGATGAACAACATAAGGCAAGGAGTGAATATAATATTGTTAATCAGAGACTAATATCTGTAGAAGAGGAACAGCATGATCTTTTCGATTTTATAAAAGAAAACAAAGAGTTAATTCCAGATAAAAACGCATCATTATCATCAATGATATGCCATTTTAAGAAATTATACCAACAAAATATTAAAAAAGCAGCTAAATCTACAATTCAACATTTAAATGCGATATTCAAACAATTGCCCCAACATTTTAAACCATTTGATGTGTTTGAAGTAATATTTAAAATACGCAATGAATGGGATGATGGTGATTATAATAATATCGATGAAGATGTATTTGGAAATTTATTTGAAACCGAAGAGGTCGAGCAGGAACCGGTGGAAGTTCAACGATTAAATTTAGATGAACTAAATAATAGCGACAGCGAGGCAATTCGCGATCGTTATCTTGAGAGAATTGTAAACGATGAAAGTATGATTATTGATTATTTAAATAATTTTGAAGAACGTCACTACAGTAGACGACGTTCTAGTCGTCATCGATCATTTCTTCCACGCCTTCGAAATCGATTCAATATACTTTCCGTAGGAGGCAATTCAACTGAAGCAGAAGTTTAAATAAAAAAATTATAATTTATATATTTTTTATTGTATATACATGTCAATACCAACATTATTGATATTGAATATATGTAAATATATTCCATTTGATACACATGAAGATAAGAAGTGGTATAAAGAAACATTACCATTAGTTTGTAAGAGATTTTATAATAATTTTAACAGTAATGTGATGAATTATAATTGTTATATTATAAATGGCACATGTGTAACACATCATGATTATGAATTTTTTATTAAACATAAGGACATGTTTGAGATATTATTTAGAAGAGATGAATATGAAGATGATGAGGGAAGATTATATTTACACTTCAATGAAGATATAGAACACTTTATACAAAATTATAAATTTTTGAATTTTGGTTCGACATGCTGCCAGGGAAGAGGGATATCGATAGAATCGGACGACAATTAAATTGATTTAAAAAAAACATAAATATAACTTTTTTTATTATTTATAAGATGTTAATTGTTTCTGTTGAAGGTAATATTGGTTCCGGCAAGTCTACATTTATTAAAAGACTCAAAGATGAATTTAATAGTTTGGGTAACCTGCCTATAATTTATATTGATGAACCTGTGCGTACATGGAATACTATAATGGATAAAAATGGTGATAATATTATAAAAAAATATTATGCCGATCAGAAAAAATATGCTTTCCAGTTTCAGATGATGGCATTTATTACGCGATTGACTGAACTTAAAAAGGCAAAGAAAATGTATAATGGCAATTGTATTATTATTACAGAAAGAAGTGTTGAAACTGATAAAGAGGTGTTTGCGAAAATGTTATATGAAAATAAAACACTAGATACAATATCATATACCATATATTTGAAATGGTTTGAAGAATTATCACATGATTTTAAAGTGAATCACATGGTTTATTTAAGAACAACACCAGAAACCGCGTTGTTAAGGATCAATACACGAAATAGGCCAGGAGAAACAATAGAATTAGATTATTTAAAGACTTGCCATGACCGCCATGAAGATTGGTTGGTAAAACAGGATAGGGTGTTATATTTAAATGGAGAAGCTGGAATGGATGATGATTCGTTTAAATATAAATTAATGGCAATAAAATCAGCTATTAAAGGATGGCGACTTGTAAATTGAAATAAATTTTGTACTGATTAGATATTTTAACAAATTTAAAATGCCTAATTCTAACATATTCTTACGATATCCTTATATAAAGGAAATTTCTTCAGAATGCCAATCGATAGTGAAAAGAGGTCAATTATATATACAATGTGATAGGCCTAAGATGAAGGGAGGAACGTATTGCCGTGTATGCAATTGTGGTTTTAATAAAATTAACATTAGTGATCGAATTGTCGGTGGATTTAAAAACAAGAAGCCAATCTCATTTGATAAGATCACCTGCTTTAAAAAAGTATTAAAAAAGCATGGTTTTAATATGACAATGTTAAAAAAAATGGCAGTCAAAGAATACGTCACTTTAAATGAAGATTTTATTCATGAAATAACAAAAAAACAAATAAGTAGGAAAAAGAAGAAAAAACAACTAGATATTAGCGTTGTGGACGACACCAGCGATGAAGAGGAAGAAACAAGAGGTAGGGGGAGACCCAAAAAAGAAAATATGAAAGACAACAATGACTTAATCAATGATATTATTAATAATAATACTGACAGTGAAAATGAGGAGGATACTTATGATTCAGACGATGATGAATCGGATGAAATAATAGTAAGTCCATTTAATTATACTGGAACACAACGTCTATTTCTCCAAATGAGTTTATACATAGATGAATATAATGTTGTCTATAATAATCTGGGAGAGATATTGGGCACGTTTAATCATGATAAAAATGAGATTATTGATAGACTAGCGATTGTATCACCAGAGTGTTAAATTAAATTGAATGAAAATATAATTTTTTATCGATTAAATTAAATTAAAAATAAAATGAATAGGAACATATTAAAAACCATTAAAGGCGGAATGCCCTTCAAATTTGATGTTCCTGTAACTATGTCAATAAAACGGTCTCCAATGGAATTAGATTGTCTGAAATGCGAACATCAGTACAATGAAACATATATATTTCGGTGTGAAACGGAGGATAATTTACACTTTGCATTATGTCGAAATAATAATAACATTGACTGTAAATGGAGGATAGAAAAACATACTAATAATTTATATGTTTATATAAAAAATAGTTCAACAGGGTGGGAGCAGTATTGTCCCGGAGAATATGTTATAAAAGTATTGAAATAGAGCCTCGTGAATAATAATTATAGAATGAAGCCGTAATCTTTAAGGATGATATGGGGGAACATTAAAATATCAACAACAAAAGGGGGAGTATTATGATGGAAGGCGATATCAGGAAGAATGATGCCTTTTTTCCTCAATTCTTTTCTATAGGTGGGAGATTTTTGATTAATATATCCATTCTGTATTAATCTCATTTGATGGGAGAGTTTGCCGTTAGTATTATTGAATGAGAAGTATTTATTAGTGCGTGGTAGATAGTGAGCGTAAGCCCTACTATGGTAGGACTGATATAATTTTTTATGGGAAGGCCATTCAGCACCGCCCATTTGATAGCAAATGCCTAATAAATTTGTTTGATGTATAGTAAGATTTTTAAATTCAATAGGCTGTGCGGTAGTGGGTTTTTTAACAATTTTAGTATTGTCGAATTCCTTAATAGGAGACATATATAGAGATAGACAAGGAGAAGAGGCGATTTCATGAGGAATGTTTTCTAGGAAAACGATGATGTGTATATGCTGAGAGCAATCAACCTCAACCATTCTTCTACAACCAGGATAATGTTTGTTCATAAAATCGGGGTCGATTAAGGTGAAAGCTTTTTGCTGTTTTTTCCAATAATTATGAAGAGGATTAAGGTCTTTTCCGGAAACATCCCACCAACAGAATCTCCTCATACCAGCTAATCCAATAATAGCAGCAATAAGGGGTTTATCATCCCATATGATATTACCATTATTTTCCTTAAAAGGGAAACCATCAAAATGAAGTGTTTTGGGACTTAAAGCATATTTCCTACTATACCTTAATCTATTTTGCATAAATTTAAGGTCATTGGTATCATTAACCAGGCACATAGCATCGCGAAATACCTTATTTTGTTGAACCAAATGGTGTATAGGGGTAGCATATTGGTGAATCCAACCTTGGGATGAATCAGGAGCCTTGTTGACAATCAACTTAGGGTTTAATTTTTCCTCCAATGTAGGCTCTTTAATTTGAAATTCTTCTTTGAATATACAATTAGCAGTGCGATAAAACCTTGTTTTATCCAATGCTGTGTTCCTATCTTCTTGGCTAATAGGCAACTTCAATACAGCAACACCAGATTTAAATAATTTTTCTTTTAAATCCTTAATGTCATCGACAATCAATTCAGAAGTAGGGATAAGTGTAGGCTTAGGAAAAGGCATGGTTTTGTTTGAAATAAGGTATTTGTTTTGAATAATAGTCTTTTGAAATGTTTTTATAATAAAAAATTCTAGTTCAAAAAAAAAATCAATTTATAAAAAAAGGGAGAGATATTAGGTATATTACTGGTTTCTCATTATCTTACCGGTTTCTGAGTTAATATATTAATAGTAATATAGTGTAATCAAATGATATGATATGATATACATATAAGAAGAGTAAATAGGAAGAGGAGAATAGGAATAATAAATATTAGATTAACCTCTACACATCTCTCCCTCTTCACACATAAATAGAATTAATATATTACAAAAATAACTTAGAATGTTATATTAAGTTTAATATGTGCATTGTTAAGTTTGTATAAATCGATAAAAAATGGGTATAAATGGAATAAAAAAAAGGGGGAAATAAATAAAAAAGTATTTTTATTGATATTGGGTGTTAAAAACAGGTACAAAAAAAGTCAAAATTAATTAAAATTGACAAAAAATTTGTACTGTATATTTCAATTAATCAAAAACAGATAACAAAACATCAAAATGAACTCAAACTCAAACAACACAATGAACGCAACAGAATGGACTACCGTAATAGGTAATGGAAAGAGAATGGGAAGAAAATGGAGATCTCAATATATCCAAGGGGAGAAGACAGTAGTGGATTATCGAGGGAGAGAAGTGAGGGTATATGCTCCAGGATATGATAAAAACGGGCATATAGTGGATGATTATAAGATGAGGAGTTGGTTGCCGAATTGGGGTTATAGTAATTATGACCCTTCATTCCAACCAGATGAAGAACTCTACTAATTATCATGCTTTAAACGGCGCTAGTCCTGAATATGACTTTAAACTGTTTTGTAACCTTAACGTTTGATTAAGGTTATATATTATTAAAATATTATGGATAAGGAGATTATGGGAGCATGATGTTAATCACAGTAATAGGCGATGGTTGGGGCATATTACATAATACGGAGAATTTAAATGAAGCAGAGTAATTAAATGCAAGGAATGGTCTGTTGACAGCTGGATATTATGGCTGGTGTAGGCAAGAGGTTAGATTCCTCTTCATTCCCCTTATATCACTGATAGATTTAACCCAATTTTGAAGGATATTTGTAGATACCATACGGCAATACGGTGGGTGGTTCCCATGTCGAGTAGTTGGAAAAGGAGTGGCAATTCATTGTCCGAACAAGTAAGAACTTGAAATATATGAATCGTAATCACGAGCAATGATGAATGGAAATTCTAGTTTGTGTGTCGGTATCGACTATTGGTATAGGAGGGTAATAAATTGTATCGTATAATAGCAGGTGGGTAGCACCCGCCCCAAGCACCAACCGAAGGAGTGGCGACCGATATGGAGTCCGAATAAGTCGCGGTTGAAATATTTGAATTGGGTACGATAGGGAGAATAATTAATTGCAATATTATTTAAAAGAGAAATTAAATTTTCTATTAGAATAGTTCGGAGTAGGTATGGTTATAATAACCGATTCAATAAGTTAGGCCAAGGACAGTCCCTCAATTATCAAATTAAGTTTTGAGTTAAATTGGATAGGGGCGTTGTGTTACTTTTATCTTTACGGGGGCTTAGGTCCCCACTCTAAATCTAGCCTTACACAGTCCACTTACCTAAAATTGTTTCGTCATAGCTGGTTTGTGAGTAGCCCTAATTGCGGGGGCAAAGTTGAGGTTCAATTCCTCTTTATGGCAATGGTCCTTAGTATGATATGAAAACTACTATGTCCTAGACAAGACAAAAACTGTAAGTCCCAAACACCGACTTAAAACTGTTTTTCATTTCAATTTTTCTTTTTAAGAAAGAAAAATTGAAATAATAATATAATAATGAAATAATAATAAGATGGATTCAATAATAAAAAGAAGTGGAAAATATTCAGTAACAATGAGTGTAGGGCATAGTTATTATACAATAGTACATGAAAAAACGGCAGAATGGCATTGTTTTAATATAGAAAAAAGAGGGTGTTATAAAATAACATGCAATGGAGAAGATAATTATACAATAGTAGAAGAAGATCCCCCGGTAAAGGAGGAGAAGGGAAATAGCCAATAAAATGTTATAATATTATATATATTTTTATAACCCATTTCTCATTATCTTACCGGTTTCTGTGTTAGTATTAATTAATGTAAAATATATTAGATTATATGGTATTAAAATTTAATTGTAAAATTTGTTTTTAATTTTAGTTTATAACGTTGTATGGATCTATTATGGTTAGATGGAATAGTAACATCTCTCCCCATTTCATAATAATAAAAATTAAAATTGACAAAATTTTTGTACTATGAAAAATAAAGTATAAAACATTAAAACAATAAGAAAATAATAAATAAAAACTTAATATCAACATAACACATTATGGAGATCGGCACATTTATCAACGCAAAACTTCAACAGGGAGACAGCGAAGGAAACGAATGCCTAAAGAGCATAGGCAAAGCAATTAACACCTCTCTCAACGCTAACTACTGTGAACTCGATAACATGGTAAAAGAATTGGATGATAACACGCTAGAAGAGTTGGAAGAAGCGCTAAGCCGGGTAAAATGGAACAAGAAGAAATTTTGCCAATGGGTTCCATGCTGTAAAAGTACGGCACAGAAAAAGAAATCCTCAACAAGCCATAGCGTAGGCTATAAATTGGAGGGTGAAATGAGCGAGGGAGGGGAATACGGGTACTTTAAATACCTAAAACCCCTAACAGAAGAGCAGGAAGAATGGGTAAGCGAATTTACCGAATGCTGCTACCACAACGGTCAACCATGCCAAGGCAATCAAGACGGCACAGCAGATGAAGATTGCGAATGCATATTGGGTAAGGAATATTACTCACTAGTATTAACCCCACTAGGAGACGAATACGGGCACATAGAGGCGGACAATTTGAAACTGGGGGATTAATTATAACTTAACATGAAACAAAAACCAAAAAAATAAAAGAAAAATAAAAGAAAAATAAAAGAGGAGGAGGTAGTTTTTATTTTTGATTGTATAGAGGGAGAGATGTGGGTGTTAAATCAACATCTCTCCCCAATGTTTAAATTGAAGTTATTTTTGTACTAATATTCTGAATTATTAATACAAAAAACAAACAATGGAATCTTTTAAACAAAACAATAGCAAAAATCAAGGGCAAATGAGGCCACATGGAGGCTATCGTTCGAAACCTTTGAAAATAAAAATACCAATTAAAAAGGAGGTGGAAGAGGAGGAAGACCCTGTTACCCCGGGCTCCATCCACAGTGCATGGCACGGTTGGTATAAATACCCTTTCTCGTACATAGACGAGAATTACGTGGCACCTTTTCAAGTAAGAAGGGAAGAGGGGGAAGAAGGAGATTATGATGACTATTAAATTTAATTAAAAAGGAAGAGGGGAGACAGCTTTTTTATGGTATATAAGGGGTGATAAAGGATAGAATATTTACATGACCTTTGCTAATTTTAACATGACATTAAGTTTTTGCTTTTCATATTTTTTTAAATATAAATCACAATTTTTTTTATATTCTTCATTCATATATTTATATATAAAATTTTTGATTATCAAGGGGATTTTTTGTTCGATTTGCCTTTTTTGGAATTCGACTGATTGGTCTATTTTATGTTTTTTAAATTTTGGCTTAGGAGTTATAATACCATTCTTTTTATTTTCCTTATATTGTTGAATAGGAGTTGGATATTTAATATCTTGTAATTGTCGTTTTAATTCTTGAATTTTGTCAAAATACATTCTTGCTGTTTTTGGATCTGAATTATGATATTTATTATGTTGTGATGTATTGTGTCTAATTTTTTTTTGAAGTTTACGGATATGTTTGTTTTGATTCATGATAATTATTATAATATAAACTTTGCTTGATTATTTTAAATCAATTTTATAACATAAGGTGTAGAAATAGGGTATTAACTCATTTCTCATTATATTACCGGTTTCTCATTATCTTACCGGTTTCTGAGTTAGTATTATATAGGGAGGTTAGATTACACGGGTTATATAGGGGGAGATTAGGGAGTAGATAGGGGAGTAGAAGGGGGAGAGGGAGTGGAGTTAGATGGTAGGGTGCTAGTTGCCACAGTACTCCTCATCATCACTATCACTCAACAATAAACAATTCCCATTTAACTTGATATTATGATTCTTATAAGTGTAAATTAAATCCTTGCATTGAAACTCTTGTCCTTCTCTATACTCCATATAAAAATTACACGGTTCTATAATATCCTGTGAACTCAAACACAATTCATCGACAATATAATCTTGTAATTTTTCATATATATTTTTCCTACAACACTTCCAATAACTTTTTTTATTATAACGGTCAATATCTGCTGGTATTTTACATTTACAATATGGTCTATTAAATTTTTTATCTTGAAATGGATTACTATTTTTACAACGTAAAGACCAATAACCATTATGGTATTTACCACCATAAACATTTCTCCATTTCTCTCCCATTGATTGCATATACATTTCCGTTATGTTATTCTCTAACCGCCTACTAACCATCTTGTCTTCTTTAAATATATCATAACATAACATATTATACATCTCAATATCATTCAACAAAAAATCATTTTTTACTTTATACAACCCCATTAATCTATTGGGATAAAACTCATCAGTAGTACAAGACCCGCGTCCAGAAACATGTTCCTTCAACCTTGTGTTTAGTCTACAAGTTTCTCCAACATAAATTTTATCATTATAAATGTTTTCTCTACTAGAACATCGTAATATATAAACCCAATGAACCATATAAAAATTAATAAAAAAAACTATCTAATATATTTCAAAATATTATCTTCCCCATCAAATAACTATAAATACCGACCCATCCAATATCTCTCCCCATCCACAATATTTTTTTATAAATAATCATTAATCGAATTCCCAACATAATTTATCTGTATCTTTTTTTAAACGACCTAATACTTTTACCGAAACTTCATCTTCATCTTCATTTTTAATCTCATCTATTGCATCGGTAATTTCTTTTTGCCAATTTATTCTATCATTATACACATCTTCTTGATGTATGCGAATAACACTAATATCATTTTCCAACGCTTTATTCATTTTAAAGATATCTCTATCTTGTTGTTTTTCCAACGTCCAATCATTTCTATGAAAATGAGAAGTTTCTTCATAATGTTGTCTTCCATCACATTCTATTATTATTTTTTTTCCATTTGATAATTCTATATAAAAGTCATATGGTAAATGTTTACCAGTATCTGGA